GAACTAACGGTTACACCGCATCTGGCAAGGCGATGATTAACGGTCCAACGGGTAAGGGCTTGCAGGATAGGTACCCGCTTGTTGGGCGCGGTGGTCGGTTTATTTGGAAAGCATTTTTGGAATACCAGCCGTTGCTTAGAACCACGTCAATAAGTATCGTCAATGACTTCATTGATGAAGCTAACTCTATGTCTTGGGGTAAATAATGGCTAAGCCGATTCGGATACCGATCACCTTCACCTCAGACCCGAAGGCGATCAAGAAAACACAGAGGCAGTTAGCTGACTTCGGCAAGCAGGCGGGGAAGATCGCTGCCGGTGTAGGTGTTGCGGTTGCCGGGCTTGCTGCTGTATCCATAAAGGCTTTTGCCGATTTCGATGCGGCAATGGTAAAGTCCACCGCCATCATGGGCAACGTGTCCGATGTTATGAAGGGGGAGATGTCTGATGCTGCCCGTGAGGTGGCTAAGCAAACAACTTTCTCGGCTGCCCAGGCTGCTGAGTCCTTTTTCTTCCTAGCTTCCGCCGGTCTAGATGCGGAGCAGTCTATTGCTGCTATGCCGAAGGTGGCGAACTTTGCTCAAGCCGGTATGTTCGACATGGCTTTGGCTACTGACCTTCTGACGGATGCTCAGTCTGCGCTTGGTTTATCTGTTGATGACACGCAACAGAACATGACAAATATGGCTAGGGTGTCTGACACTCTAGTCCGGGCTAACGTTCTTGCGAACGCTTCGGTTCAACAGTTCTCTGAGGCGCTTACTAATAAGGCTGGTGCGGCGCTCAAAACTTTGGGTAAGGATGTCGAGGAGGGCGTTGCGGTTCTTGCTGCCTTTGCTGACCAGGGCATCAAGGGCGAATATGCGGGCACCCAGTTGGGGATTGTTCTTCGGGATCTGACAACTAAGTCAATCAAGAACACGTCTGCTTTCCGCCGGATGGGTGTCGAGGTATTTGACTCCACCGGTGACATGAATAACATGGCTGACATTATCGGTGACCTCGAGGGGGCACTTGATGGTATGTCTGACCAAACCCAAAAAGCAACTTTGCTTCAGATGGGGTTCTCCGATAAGTCACTAGCTTCTTTGCAGGCGCTTCTCGGAACTTCGGATGCTATACGTGAGTATGAAGCTGAGTTGCGCAACGCTGGCGGAACTACGGATGAGGTTGCCCAGAACCAGCTAACAAGTTTTACGGCGCAACTAGATTTGATGAAGTCTAAGCTTGCACCCGCCTTGGCGGGCTTTGTCGGTTCTATGGATCCAATTATTGCGCAGATGACTCCGGCGCTTGTTGGTTTGTTTGAGGCTTTGCTTCCCGTATTCGAGGAGGTGCTTGCTCAGCTACCTTCTCTGCTCGAGGCAATTACGCCTATCATCCCGGCGTTCGGGGATATTACTGAAGTCATCCTTGCTTTAGCTAACGAGACTATGCCGATTCTTACGGCTGCCCTAGATTCGGTTGTGCCTTTTATTACCGGGCTGACGGGTTTCTTTGCGGAGAACGGGGAGGTTACTATGGCTGTCATCGTCATCATTGCCGCCTTTGTTGCGGCACTAAAAGTCTTGAACATTATTACCGGTATCGCTACGGCGATTCAGCTTGGGTTCGCTGCAGCCATGGGTATCGCGTTCGGTTGGATTGGTTTAGTTATTGCTATCGTTGCCGCCTTGGTAGCCGGGCTAGTCTACTTCTTTGCCTTTACGGAAACAGGGAAGAAGATGTGGGGGAACTTTGTTTTCTACCTAAAGCAACAGTGGGCTGAGTTTGCTTACGCTCACGCGGTTATCGTAAACAATGTCATCAAGGGTTTTGAATTTTTGGTCAATGCGGCTATTGACGGCTTGAACATGCTATCTAAGCGGGCGAATCAAATCTTGCCGAAGGATCGGCAAATTCGGATGATTGCTAAGGTCAGCTTTGCCCCTATCAAGGTGCCGGAGCTTCTGAGCAAGCCGATTGAATATAAGTTTACGCCGAAGAACTTTACAGGGTACGAGGGTGCCCCTAGCCTTGGCGTGAACGATAGGCGGGCTGCTCGTGGCGCTGATCCTTATGCCGGTAACCCTTCCCCGTTCTCTATGAACGCCTTCAACTTCGGAAACAACTTTAGCCCTATGGCTCCCGCTACAGAGTTCTTTTATCCGCCGATGGCACCCGGTCAAACAACTAATACGATTACGGTGAACCAGGGTATCCTTGCCGGGGTTGGTACAAGTGAGGCTGAGGCTGGCAAGTTGATTCAGCAATATCTGAACGCATACGGCAGGTCGGGCGGTAGATAATGTCTACCGTTGTTGAGCTTGGAGTTCTCGGAGGGTTCACCCTTGACCACCCAGAGGCGGGGATCCTTGACAACATTGAGTTCCCCCTAGGCGGTATTGACTTTGTAGACATCAGCAACAAGATGATTACAATTCGCACGACACGCGGGAAGAACCGCGACCTGGAAGTGTTCGACACGGGGCGCACAACAATCCGTCTGAATAATGACGAAAGAGATTTTGACCCTAACTATCCTCTGTCCCCGTATTCGGGCAATATTGTTCCCCGCAGACCGGTCAGAATTACCACTGATGGCGAACGGGTTTTCACCGGTACCGTTGATGACTGGAACTTTGACTACCAGCCCGGCGGGGCTTCTCTAGCAGAGATCGTTGCCTCAGATGATTTTACAATAATCACTAACCAGCTTCTTGAGTCTGGGACCGCAACCCCGCAACTAACCGGTGCGCGTGTCTCAGCGGTACTCGATATGCCTACGGTTGCCTGGCCTGCCGATAAGAGAAACATTGACGTTGGGCGCTCTGTCTTAGGGGCGGATACTTTTGACGGCAACGCGCTTAGCTATCTACAACAAATAGAAACCTCTGAACAGGGACAAGTGTTCATGTCTAAAACTGGCGTGTTTACTTTTCGTGACCGGTTCGATGCAACACCCACTTCTAGCTCCCTAGTAACTTTTGCCGATGACGGTACTGGTGTCCCTTACACCCGCGTGAACGTGAACTACGGTACCGAACTCCTTTTCAATCAGGTTGTGTTTACTTCTGCTGTCGGATCCGCGACTGCCTCAAACGAGTTTTCTCAAACACAGTACGGGATTCGGACTACAGAAGTATCAACGTTGGTAAACAGCCAGGACCAGCTAGATCTGTTAGCTGACTACTTTGTTCAACGATTTGCTGCCCCTGAGTACCGGTTTAGCGGAATCAACATGAACCTTGACACGATGACAGGACCACACCTTGATTCGGTTTTAGCGCTCGAGCTAGGTGATGTAGTGTTGATAAAGTTCACGCCGAATAATATCGGTAGCGCTATTCAACAGTATGGTCAAATCATTGCTTTGGATCATGATGTTGATGGTGTTCGTCACGATATGCGTATTGGTTTGAGTGGTCTTGATTGGAACTTCCTCGTTTTGGATGATGCCGTGTTCGGTACAATGAATGTGAATCACTTAGCTTTCTAAAGGAGAATAATGGCTGGCGCTGGTTTCAAAACTTTTGCTGCGGGTGAAGTGCTTGCGGCTGCGGATGTAAACACTTACCTGATGCAACAATCTGTAATGGTGTTCGCGGATACGACTGCCAGGGATGCGGCTATCACGTCACCCTCTGAGGGGATGTTTGCTTACCTTACTGGGACTAACCTGCTGACCTTCTATAACGGTTCGGCTTGGGAGGAGTTTACTTCTGGCGGTGGCGGTGTTACGGTTTCGGCTACAGCGCCTGCTAGTCCCGATGATGGGGCTTTGTGGTGGGACTCTGATGACGGCGAACTCTATTTGTATTACAACGATGGATCTTCGTCTCAGTGGGTTGCGGCTGCTGGTCCTTCTGTAACGGTTGCGGCTACGGCACCTACGGGGTATGAGGGGCAACTGTGGTTGGATTCCACGGATGGGTCTATGTATGTTTATTACACTGACCCTGGTGGGGCTAATGCTCAGTGGATTGGTGCGGTGTCGCGGTCTGGCGGTATTTTGCAGGTTGTGTCTACGACCAAGACGGACACGTTCTCCACAACGAGCACGAGCTTTACCGATATTACGGGTTTGAGCGCGAGCATTACGCCGAGGTCTACCTCTAGCAAAATCCTTGTTATTGTTTCCGCGCCCGCAACCCGTTCAACTACAAATATGGGAGTCCAGATTGACCTCACGAGAGGGGGAACACCTATTGGTGGTGGAACTGCTGTCGGGAGCAGGCCAAGCGCGTTTCGTGGCTCATACCAAGCTACCCAATATGCTGGCGTTATTTTTGCAGGAGAGTTTTTGGACTCACCTTCAACAAGTTCATCAACCACATACCAGGTAAGAATCAAGACAAGCGCGGGGACAACAACAGTAAATGCGGTTGGCTCGGATGCCAATAACGCCTCCAATGGCAGAATGTCCTCAACTATTACTCTTATGGAGGTGGCAGGCTAATGGATATTGCAACGATTCTTACTAAGCGTTACCCAGGGTCCGAGTGGACTCTCAACGGTGACAACTATTCGGGGCTGACCTGGCTATCCGAGGGCAAGAAACCCACAAAGAAATCCCTTGAGGCTGAGTGGGCACAAGTCGAATACGAAACCGCTTGCGAGCAGGTGGAGGCTGACCGTCAGGTTGCTTACCGCTTGAGCGCTGATCCGATCTTTTTTGAGTTTCAGCGTGGCGATAAGACTGAGGCTGAGTGGTTGGATGCTGTGCAGGCTGTGAAGGATGCTAACCCTTACCCTGTGGACCCTGCCACGATTGAGCCTGAGATTGTGGAGGTTGTCGAAGATGGCGCTTGATTTTCCTAACGCCCCAACTAACGGTGAGTTTT